ATGCACAGTATTTTGCAGCTCCTTTCGGTTGACGTCAGCCCCCTAGCCATCCCCGTGGCTGGCTGCACCGTGCGCGCTGGTTTCCCAAGCCCTGCCGATGACTGGAGCCATGAGCGGATCGACCTGGCCAAGCTGCTGGTGCCCCATCCCGCCTGCACGTTCTTTGTGAAGTCTGGCGGCCTATCCATGAAGGATGCCGGGATAGGCGATGGCGATTTGCTGGTGGTCGACCGCTACTTGCGGCCGCTAAATGGCGACATTGTTGTGGCGGTCCTTGACTCAGACTTCACCGTGAAGCACTTTTCTAAGCGCAATGGCGTGGTGAGGCTTTCGGCTGCCAACCCCACCTACCCGGATATCGTGCCGCGCGATGGCCAGACGATGGAAATTTGGGGCGTTGTCACAGCCTGCGTGAAGCGCTTTCGCAAGGCTTAGCCGGAGGTGCAGCATGTTCGCTTTGGTGGATGGCAATAATTTTTATGTCAGCTGTGAGCGTGCTTTTCGGCCCTCGCTGATGGGGCGGCCCGTGGTGGTGCTGAGCAACAATGACGGCTGCGCTATTGCCCGGAGCAACGAAGCCAAAGACCTGGGGATCAAGATGGGCGCGCCATATTTCCAGATCAAGCACATGGAGATAACCTCCGGCCTCGTGGCGCTGTCCGCAAACTTTGCGCTCTATGGCGACATGAGCGAGCGCATGATGAGCCTGGCTGCAGGCCTGGGGCCTGAGCAGGAAATCTACAGCATCGACGAGAGCTTTATCAGCCTGACCGGCGTTCGTGATGTGACGCGGCGAGCCTGGGCCGTGCGCGAGCGCATCGCACGCGGCGTGGGTATCCCCTGCGGTATTGGAATTGGCCCCACCAAGACCCTGGCCAAGCTTGCCAACGCGATAGCCAAGGATGCGGAGCGCAAGCCCGGCAGATACCCCGCGCACTTGGCCCGGGTATGCAACCTGGCCGAGATGCCGCCAAGGGAACTGCAGACCCTGCTTGAACAGATGCATGTGGGTGATGTGTGGGGCATCGGCCGGCGCATCAGCAACCAGCTGAACGAGGCAGGCATTGCCAACGTTTGGCAGCTCACGCAAGCCGATCTGGGCACCATCCGCAGGCGCTGGTCGGTGGTGCTGGAGCGCACGGTGCGCGAGCTGCGCGGCGAAAGCTGTATAGCCATGGAGGAAGCGCCGCCACCCAAAAAGATGATCGCTTGCACGCGATCCTTTGGCCATCCCGTTGAAGAACTGGGGCCGCTGATCGAGGCGGTCAGCGAATACGCGAGCCGGGCAGCCGAGAAGCTGCGCCGCCAGGGTGGACTGGCTGGCCAGGTGCAGGTGTTTGCGCACACCAGCCCATTCCGCCCGGGCCCCAGGTACAGCCGATCGGTCGTCGTGCCCCTTATGCGCCCGACCGCGGATACCTCACTGATCGCCCGCAGCGCAATCGAGGGCATCAAACGCATTTACGAGCCAGGGTTTGAGCTCATCAAAGCGGGAGTGATCCTGCTCGACATTTGCGACGGCAGCGTGCAGCAAAGCGAGCTGGCCTTGGGCGATGCCTTCCGGGATCGAAGCGCGCTCTATGGTGCCCTCGACAAGATCAATACGCGCTACGGACGCGGCACGCTGCACCTGGCCGCCACTGGCCTGGATGCGGGTGGCGCACGCTGGGGGATGAAGCAAGAGCGCCGCACGCCGCACTACACCACCAACATCGAAGATATTCCAGTCGCAAGGTGCTGACATGCAGAATGAGCAGTTGGATTTTTGGGTGCCCCCGCTTGTAACCACTCAAAAGAAAGAGCAGCTTGATGCACAAGTGCGAGGATGGCATGTGCCGATCCCACCCCCTATGTCATCACAGGAATTGGAACGCCTGTACCGGCAGCTGGAGCCAGACGTTCCATATTGAAACCGGCGAGAGGCACGGGCCGGCACGGAACCGGGTGGCGGCATCAGATCTTTTTGGGATCTCTGTCTTTGTCTTTTTCCGCGTCCGGGTCATCGCCCAATGAGTAGGGCACAAAGGTGCAGGCCTCTACGCCGGCCCATTCGTTGATCGCACTTTTGATGCGCATTTGAAGTGGAGCAATTTCATTGCGCGCAAACACCCGGGAAGCCTTTTCCACATCACCAAAGCCACTGGTGTTGTTGGGCATCATGCCCATCAGCTGGGGCGGCACACGGTGGGCGGCCAGCACATCGTCGCGGCTGCTGTTCTTGATGCTCATGAATTCATCTTTTGCGGCCACTTCGCTGATGGGTATCAGCTTGATGCCGTCGGCCTTGCCATTGGGAGCGTAGTAGAACAAGTTTTTGAAGTTGCCCATGCCCTTGGCTTTGGTGAGCTGCTCACGCATGCGATCAACGTCGTCTTGATCCTGGGCCGGGTCGGTGATGTAGAGAATGAAGCCGGCGTGGCTGCCGTTGGCATAGTAGCGACGGCGAAACAGCGTTGCCGCTTCATTCAGGAAGGCCGCCTGCAGGGCTCCCAGGTATTGGGGCAACCCATAAACCTCCTGATGGATATCGGGCTCGCGCAGATGGAACACTTTGCCTTTTGCGAACTCATGTACGCGGCCATAGTCCTCAACAAAATAGTATTGATCCAGATCCCGGCCACGCCGCGTGTACTTGCCCAGCGAGTGCTTGAGTTTGAGCAGCGTTTTGCCGCGGCTCTCGCGTGCCTCCAAAAATCCATTGCCCAGCACCAGGTAGTCAAGCGCAAAGGCCTGGAAGGTTTCCGCGCTGAGGTAGCTGGTGGGCTGCAGGGTGCTGGTCAGCACGTTGACTTTGAAGCGCAATGCGCTTTCGTGGTGGGCACCAACCCGTAGGCAGCGGGCCAGCTCGCCAAAGTCCACGGGTGGCTCATACCAGCGGTCATTGTGCAAACACTCGATGTAATCCATGATCATCGAGCGACCACCCACCACGGGTTCAGGCTCACCAAAGGTGAACATTTGCGGCGCGGCCGATTGCAGGGGCGCGCTGTGATCTTGCTCTGGCGCTGCTATGGTTTCTGTAGTGCTCATTCTGAAAACTCCACGATAGATTTGGTTCGCACGGTGGCCAGGCCGGTGCCTTCTTCAAGCGGTTCGTTCTGCAGTGCGTGCATCGTTGCCCACGCCAAATCGCCATGGCCCGTTTGCGTGTTGCGACCTGAGGTGTAGGTGACGCTCTTTTGGCTGGCTGTCAGCTCGCGCTTGACCGACATGAAAGCCGCCGCGAGCTCGGTGTCGCTCGCATTGAACTCAAGGCGGCCTGCACGCAATACCGCCTGCGCTTTGAGAACAAGCAGTGTTTTCTGCTCAAGGGTGTAGCGGATACCTTGGACGGACGGAAAGAACTTCTTGACCAGCTCATACACACCATTGCCCATGCCGGTGGCGTCAATGCTGATCTTTTCGACGTTGTACTGGTCGCAGACTGTTTTGATGGCTGCAGCTTGTGCTTCGAAGTCAACACCGTGCAACTGCAGCTTGTACAGAATCCGGAACTTACCGCCTGCCTGATCTGGGGGCGCCAAGACCACCAGTGCGGCCTTGTCACCGGTAAGGCTGGGGTCATAGCCAACCCATACTCGCTTGCGACCAAATGGCCGCATTGCAAAAGGCTTGAAGTCTTTGCGCCATGCATCCCAGCTATCAACCATGCAGCGTTGCAGGGTAGAGAGTGGGAAGACCGCCAAAGCATCGTCGACAAACTGGCACATGTAGAGGTTGTTGAAGACATCCTCTGATTTGCTTGTCCGCAGCTGGTTGATATCGAAGAGATCGCAGCCGCCACGCTCCGCATCTTCCACAGTGACAATGTGCCGCCAAATCCCATCTTCGCCACGAAAGCCGCTTGCGAGCTTGGCATGTGACGTGTCAATCTTGAGCTTGCGGTCTTCAATGTGAGAACCGTCCCAAAGCGAATGGGCAGGATGCCGAATGCTGCTGGGCGTGCTGAAATAGGTCAGGTGCCACTTCTTGTGCGACGACATGCCGCTGGCAACGTCATTCAGCTCCTTGAAATTGTGAGTCCAAAAATACTCATCAAAGTACAGGTTGCCGTGATAGCTCTGGGCGGTCTTGCTGTTGGTACCAAGGAAGTGAAGCTCTGCCCCATTAGGAAACACCATCGGATCGCCAGTGAGCGTTACGCCCGTAACCTGCTTGACGAATGCCACGATGTACTGGCGGAACACGTATGCTTGAGAGCGGCTGGCGGACAGGAAGATCTGGTTGCGGCCGGTGGTTAGCGCATCTATCAGGGCTTCACGCGCAAAGTACCAAGTCGCGCCAATCTGCCGACTTTTGAGGATCTGCCGCACGCGCTCGCCGATGTTCTCCCACCATACGCGCTGGTAGTCAAACAGTGAATCGAGAAACGCTTTGCGCAGATCCTCGATTTGCTCGGGGCTCAAGTAGTTCTTCTCTGGCTTCTTCTTGGGTGCTGCGTTGCGCGCTTCAATGCTCGGGGTGAGGTGCTTCTCCTTCCCAGAAACTTGGTACTTTTCGATGCGGGCCTGACGCTCCAGCTGGCGGTGCAGGAGGTCAATTTCTTTGAAGTCTCCGCCCGTCTTCTGATCCTTGTTGATGAGCTTGACCAAGCGTGTTTCAAGCGCACCGCCGATGCGCTCCAGCGGCGTGGCATCCTCCCAGCCTTCGGCCTTGTGCCAGCCATACAAGGTGGTGCGCGGGATCTCCAGATGCTGCGCGATGTGGGTCAGCCGCCACCCCGACCAGTACAGGCTGCGAGCGGTGAGCCGCAGGCCGGCACTGCGGTCTATGGCGCTGGCTGGGCCGGCTGGCAGGCCAGCCACTGGCGCGTCAATAGGCGCCGCCGCCGCCGCATCGGCGCGGGCAGTGATATCGGCAAACGGGTCAAAGCCCATTTCCTTGGCCACCTGATCGCGGCTTTTGGCATGTTTGGTGACCGCCTTTTGGGCCGGGCTTCGGCGGGCAGGGCTGGCCTTCGCGGGCGCTTTCTTCATGCATGCCAGTGTGTGCCGCGCGCGCGCGGAAATCACCCACCAGAAATTGTCGGAGCGCTAGCCACAGTGCGCGCTGATTGCTACAAAAACAGGGGGAGCGGAACATAAGCGGTAGATCAACTCAACACCGCGAAAGCCGCACATGAGCCGCAAACAATCCGCCGTACAGGCACCAAAGTTTTTCCGCGTTGCCGTTGAAGGCGCGACGGTGGATGGCCGCACCATTCAACGATCCTGGCTGACCGAAGCTGCCAACAACTTCGACGCCGATGTGCGCGGCGCGCGGGTCTGGGTGGAACACATGCGCAGCAAATGGTCTGACAGCCCATTCAGCGCCCAGGGCGATGTGGTTGCGCTCAAGGCAGAAGAGATCAAGGAAGGAAAGCTGGCCGGGAAGATGGCCCTCTTTGCTGCCATCAAACCACTGCCCGAGCTGGTGGAGCTGAACAAGCGCGGCAAGAAGATCTATTCCAGCATCGAAATTGAGCCGAAGTTTGCCGATACCGGCGAAGCCTATGTGACCGGCCTGGCCGTCACTGACGACCCCGCCAGCTTGGGCACCGAAGTGCTCAAGTTCAGCGCCAAGCGCGATCAAAACAAATTCAGCACCGAATTCCTGGAAACCACGCTGGAATTCAGCGCGGAAGAAGAAGACGACGACGGCGACGACCGCGCTGATGCGAAAGCGGCGCGCGCTGAGTCGCAAGGCCTGCTGTCTCGCCTGATGAAGCGGTTCGCTCGCAATGAAAGCGACAGCGGCCAGGCTTTCAAGGTGATCGAGGCCATGGGCGACACCATCGAAGTGCTGCAAGACCAGGTGGACGATCTGGAAGAGAAGAACACCAAGTTCAGCAAGGACTACGCCAGGCTGGCCAAGCGCCTGGAAGCGCTGGAAAAGCAGGGCACCGATCTGCAGGAATTCCGCAACAAGCTGGAAGGTGAGCCAGATGGCGCCACCGAGCGGCCCAACGCTTCGGGCAACAACAACGACGCCGCCGAGTACTAAGCGCGGCTGGACGAACCGACAATTTTTGGAAGGGAATAGAAATGGATAACCTGACCCGTGTGCGCTGGAACGCCTACACCGCTGGACTGGCCCGAGCCAATGGCGGCGTGGATGTGGCGAAGAAATTCAATGTGACGCCTTCTGTTCAGCAAAAGCTGGAAAAGAAGATCCAGGAATCGAGTGCATTCCTGCAGAAGATCAACGTAGTCCCCGTAACTCAGATGATGGGCCAGAAGCTGGGCCTGGGCATGAAAGGGCCCATTGCCAGCCGCACCAACACTGCTGGTGACAAGAGCCGCAAGACCAAAGATGTTTCGGTGCTGGATGCCCAAAACTATCTGTGCGCGAAGACCAACTTCGACACGCATATCCGCTATGACGTGCTGGACATGTGGGCGGGCTTCCCCGAGTTCGCAACGCTTGTCAGCCAAGCGCGCCTGGAGCGTTGCGCACTTGATCGCCAGATGATCGGATTCAACGGCACCCACGCCGCCGAAGATACTGACCTGGTGGCCAATCCACTGCTGCAGGATGTGAACAAGGGGTGGCTCCAGCAGGTTCGTGAGTTCGCTCCTGAGCGCGCTTTGATCGAAGGCGTTGGCGGATCAGGAAAAATCAAGGTAGGCGGTGTCGGTAACGACTTCAACACCCTGGACGGCTTGGTGTATGACTTGGCTAACACCCTGCTTGATCCTTGGAACATCGGTGCTCCTGACTTGGTGGTGTTGCTGGGCCGCGACCTGATGCACAACAAGCTGTTCCCAATTGTGGATGGTCAAACCGCACCAACCGAGATGTTGGCTGCTGGCCTGGTTGTGAGTCAAGCACGCCTGGCAAACATGCAGGCGGTAGCGGTGCCCTTCTTCCCTGCAAAGGGGCTCATGGTCACAAGCTTCAAGAACTTGTCCATCTATTGGCAAAAGCAAGGCCGGCGTATGCATGTGCAGGAGAAGCCGGAAAAAGACCAAGTCGAGACCTACGAATCGTCGAATGACGCTTATGTGGTCGAAGACTTCGGAAAGCTGGCCATGGCCGAGAACGTCGAAATGGAAACTTAAACCGGCAGCCAGCTGGCCGCCGGAACTCGGCGACCAGCTGCTACCGGGCAAGCGGGGGAATACCAACATGCCACTATCACCAGCCCAACGGCACCGCCTGCGTGTGCTGACGGAAAAGGAAGAGCGGCGCGCGGCGGCGGAGAGCGAATTTGGCGCCACGCGGGGCGAGGCTTTTGAGCTGAACATGGCCCAGCTCTATGAGTTCAAGAAGCGCTTAAAAGATGTGCAAAGCACGGAAGGCAAGGCGGTGCTCAAGCGCAGCATGCTGCCCGAGCTCGACCCGTACATCAACACCGTCTTGGCAACCGATGGCGGACAGCCCAATGAAGTGCTGATGACGGCGCTGGTTTGGAACATCGACGCGGGCAACTACCTGCGTGCCATTGAATTGGCCGACTACGCGCTGCGCCATAACCTGCCGCTGCCAGACCAATACAAGCGCAATCTGCCCACGCTGCTGCAAGACGAAATCAGCGAGGCCATCTTGCTGGGCACGCTCAAGGGTGACGATGCCATGCAGGTGGCCGGCACCGTGTTGCAGATGACCGAGCAGCTCGACAGCCACGACCAGGCCAAAGCCAAGCTCTACAAGGCGGGCGCATATGCACTGCTGGGCCGGACAAGCCAGCCCAGCGAATACCACAAGACAGTCCCGATTGCTGTGGCCCAGCAGGCCCTGCCGCTTCTGCGGCGAGCGATGGAGCTGTTCGCCGGCATCGGCGTGAAAAAAGACATTGAGCGTTTGGAATCGCGCATCAACGGCAAAAAGCCTGACGCGCCCCAGGCCTCATAACCGAGCGTACCCCGCACCCGTGGCGGCCCCAGGACAAAGCAGCATTGATTTGCCTGCCAGCGTCCTGGGCCACCGCCACACCTTACAACCGAGTGGCCCTCATGCTTGTTGCACAGCACCACACTGCGAACCCGCCAGACATTCCCGACGCCGCGCCGGTCGCCAACGACGGCTGGTTTCCGGCCATCAATCTGGAGCAGCTCAAAAGGGAATGGCGCTTTGACAGCACGGTGAGCGATGAGCGTTTGCGCCGTGAAGTGCTGGACGCCATGGTGGAGATCAATGAACGCCTGTCCGATTGGCAGGGTGCGCAGCGAGCGCTGGGTTTTTCCAGTCTGGCCGAGGTGCCAGCGACCCGCGTTGACGGTGAGCCCGCCAAGCTGCGCCACTACCGGCGAGCGGTGGCGGCAACTGTGCTGGCCAAGGTGGCCGCAGAGTACCGAGACGTCAGCACCATGCCTGATGGCGCTGGAAAAGAAGCCCGGGTGAAGGCTGCGCTCATGGTGCGTATTGATGACTTCTGGCGTGAGGTGCGCTGGGCCCTGGCTGACCTGCAGGAGCGGCGCCGCACGATTGTGGAGCTGATATGACCACGCAACGCGGACTGGTGACGAGGGCCAGGCAGCACGAAATGCTTGATGCACTTGCCCTGCGCAAGTTGGGCGCCACAGCGGGCCATGTAGAGGCCACCTTGGCCGCCAATCCCGGCTTGGCCAAGCTTGGCCCACACCTGCCTATGGGCCAGCCCGTGCGGCTGGTTAAGGGCCAGGAACCGAGCAAGGAAACCGTTTACCTGTGGGATTGATCGCAATGAACAAGCTGCAAACCTATTTGACCGAAGCCGGTGTGCCCGCTGAACTGCACGCGCAGGCGCTGGCCAGCCTGCAAAGCGCGCGCAAGCCCGCACTGATCCGCTTTTGGCTGGGCCTGACCGCGCCAATCGTCTGGGCATTCATCGCAGCACTGCTGCCCCGCAAGGCCGAGCAGCTGCCGCGCTGGCTGCGCTGGTACGACAACAACATCAGTATCAACGGCGACCGCTCTGACTGGGCGCTGATTGATGGGCGGCATGTGCGCATGCCTGCGTCTGATGAGGATGTGGTGCACGACGATGGCCAGCATGTGAGCTACTGGTCCCCGTACAGCCCCCGCAGCTTTCTGCCGCGCTGGAATTTCAACGGCATTCGCAACCGCTGCGGCTGGCTGGCAAAGAAGTGGGGCATGCCCCTGGAGAACATCGCCTATCGCAACGGGCTGCCGGTACTGGATGGCGAATGGGGAAACCCAGATATCGGCCGCCAGGTGATGGGCATCCGCGTGGCCTGCGCCGGTGGCGTCTGGCAGCTGGTGCGCACCAGCAAGCTGTGGGGCGGCACCAAGACCGAGAACTATGGGTTTGAAGTCCTGAACGCCAACACCATCGACCGCTTTGCCACCTGCACATGGACGGCCTGGAGCTGGAAGGGGCCAAAGAAATGAACATCAAGGCCCTTTGGGTTGAAAGCCGCACCTTTGTTGTTGGGCGCATCAGCGCAGGCGCAACCTATGTTTTTGGCAGCCTCACAACAGCGGGCGGTGCCGCGAAGGCCGCGACTGACGCCAATGTGGTGCCTACGTGGTTTCCAACTATCACGGTGGACACAGTGCTTTTGATTATCGGCGCAGCTATGACGGTGGCCACCGGCCTGGTTTCCATCTGGGCCCAGCGCCAAGGCGTGAAGGCCAAGCAGGCGGAGAAGCGCCGCAGTGACCGGGCCGAAGAACGCAACCGCATGGCCTGGGTGATGGAAATGCTGGAGAAGCACGGCGAAGAAAAGATGGTGAGCACCTTTGGCCAGAACTGGCGCGAGCGTGCGATTCAGATTCAGCGCCACCCTGGCAATGCCTCTACCGACTTCGGAGGGCTGACCGATGACTAGACCCCTGCCATACGTGCCCAAGAGCACCATCATTGCCAAGGGCGCCACCGCCGTGGCGGGCGCTGTTGCAGCCATCCTGCTCACCACCTTGCCGATGGACGAAGGCCGGGTACTGCCGGCCTACCTCGACCCGGTGGCGATACCCACCATCTGCGAGGGATGGACGCGCGGCGTAAAGCTGGGCGATGTGGCCACCAATGCCGAGTGCGATGCACTCACCCTGCAAGGCATTCAAGAAGCCTGGCAGATCTTTGAGCGCTGGGTGCCCGCTGAGGTGCGCGACAGCATGCCGGCCACCAGCGTGGCCGCATTCCTCTCGTTCATCTACAACAACGGCCCCGGTGCGCCAGGCGTAAAGGATGGCTTTGTGTACCTGAAAAGCGGCAACCACAGCACCATGCTGCTCCTGCTGCGCGGCGGCGATGTGGCGGCGGCCTGCCGCCAACTGCCGAACTGGGCAATGGCAAAGGGGCGCAAGCTGCGCGGCCTGGCCTTGCGCCGTGATCGAGAAATGGCCATGTGCCTGAAAGACCTCAAGCCATGAAGCAACAACGCGGAATGCTGGATCTATCCATGGCGGCCATCGTGGCCGGGCTGGTAGTGCTGGTCCTGGTGCTGGGCCTGGTGCAGCAAAACCGCATCAGCAAGCTGCGGCTGCAGCACGCCGACACGCTGACCGGCATCGCGCAGGCAAATGCCAAGGCCTATGAAGCGCTCGACCGCTACCGCGCAGCCGTGGACACTGCGGGCCGCGCGCTCGCGCAACAGATTCAAAAGGAAGAAAGGGAAACCGATGCAAAGCTTGAAGCGCTGTTTGATCTTGCTGACCGGGAACGCGCTGGCCGCCTGCGCGACCAGCGAACCTACACCGAGAGTGTCAGTCATTGGCAAGGTCTGGCCAGGCGTGCCAGCACTGACGGAGAGCGCCAAGCAACAGCAGCCGCCATCGGAGTGCTTGCCGACCTGCACGCAAGACTTGATGAAAGAGCGGGAATCTACGCGGGCCAGGCTGACCAGTGCCGCGTCCGAGGTCTGGCCTGTGAAAGAGCCTACCAAACCGTAGCCGACATGATCAACGCCGGCCCACCAAAGGAGTAGGCATGTACAAGCTCGAAAGCCTGGGAAAACTGCTCAATTCCAGCCTTCCCAAACAGGTGAAGGCCAACCCAGAGAACTTGATAATTCAGGCCACCGATGGCCACCTTGATGCGACCTATGGGGATAGCCTCAGTTTTGCCTACGTGTACAACGCGGAGATATCGGTGCTGAACTGGCCCGCCAAAGTCCATGTGGATGCCTTGATGGTGCCGCTGCTCGCTTGGCTGATGGTTCACCAGTCGGATCTGCTGGACAACCCGACCAAGCGCAAAAGTGCCTTGAAATTTTGGGTGAACCCAGTCACCGCTGACAGCTACGATTTGGGGATCGACATTCCTCTGCGCGAGTCTGTGTTGGTCAAAGAAGATGCCAAGCATCCCAAGCGATTCACCACCGAACACCTGCGCGAGCCCTGCCACGTATCTACGCCCTGCATCGATGAGCATTGGGAGCTGTGGCTGAAAGACACCAAAATCAGCGAATGGGACATTCCAGCACCCGGCCGCATCAACCGGTTTGACATGTAGCCATGGCAGATCTACAGCAGCTCGAAACCTGGTGCAGCGACCTGCTGCGAAAAATGGACGCCGCCAACCGCCGGCGCCTCACGCTCGATTTGGCCAAACGCCTGCGCACCACCAACACCGGACGCATCAAGGCCCAGACCGGGCCAGAGGGCGAAGCCTGGCCAAAGCGCAAGCCCCAGGGCGAAGGCCTGGGCAACCAGGCCCGCGCCGCCGCGCTGCGCAAGAAATCCAAGCGCCCCATGTTTGAAAAGCTGCGCCGCGCCAAATGGCTCAAAGCCAACGGCACGGCCGATGCCGCTACCGTGCAATTTGCCGGCCGCGCCGCCCGCATTGCCGCTGTGCATCACAGCGGACTTTCCGACGAAGTAAAACCCGGCGGCCCAAAATACCGCTACCCAGCTCGCCCCCTGTTGGGCATATCCGCAGCTGATGCAGACATGCTGCGCGACGCCATCCTGCAGCACCTGCATAGCTAAAAAATGTGCCAACCGTAGCCACAGCGCACGCTGCTGGCCCCCGCGCGCGCGCAGCGGCAACATGGCCGCATGCCCGAAACCACCCCGCAACAAGAAAGCCCGTACGAGCTGCAACGCCTGCTGCAAAACCTGCTGAAATGGGGCACCGTGGCGGCCGTGCGCGCCAAGCCTCTGGCTGTGCGCATGCAATGCGGCGACAACACCACCGACTGGCTCACGCCCGCAGGCCTGGCCGCCGGCGCCGTCTTTAGCGCCTACCGCATGCCCGAAGTGGGCGAACAAGGCCTGGTGCTGGGCGTAGGTGGCGACCTCGGCCAAGGCGTGGCCCTGCTGGGCATCTACAGCGATGCCATGCCCCAGCCCAGCGACGGCCAGCCCCATATCAAGCTCAACGAACCGGGCACCCACTTTGTGCGCTACGAGGCCGGAAAACTGCTGCTCACCATCGGCCCCGCGCGTATTACCCTGGCGCAAGATGCCATCACCCTGCAAGTGGGCGGCGCACATTTCACGATGGCAGAGGGCGGCATAACTACCAACATCAACATCGAAACATTGGCCGATGTGATTGCCAGCGGCATCAGCCTCAAAAGCCACCCGCACACGGGCGTAACCCCAGGCATGGGCCTGACCGGGGAGCCAGTCTGATGATGAACCGCACCAACGGCCGCCGTATCGGGCGCGTGCAGCACCTGCAGCAATCCGTGGCCGACATACTCACCACCCCCATCGGCAGCCGCGCCATGCGCCGCGATTACGGCTGCTTGGCCTTTGCCCTGCTCGACCAGCCAGACAACAACGCCACCCAGGTGCGCGCCATTGCCAGCGGCGCCGCCGCTCTCATGCGCTGGGAGCCACGCTTGCAAGCCACTCGCCTGCAAGCCAAGCGCAACCCCGAGCAGCCCGGCGCGGTGGTGTTTGAAGTCACCGGCAACATGCTCGACAGCTACGCCCGCAAGGCCCGGCCCGTCAGCCTGGCCGTCACCATGGGGGGCCGTGTATGACAGCCACCACCCTGCCGCCACCAGCGGCCGTAGAAACGCTGTCTTTTGAAGGCATTTACACTGCAGCGCGCACCACCTTTGCCGATCTGCAGCGCCCCAACCAGCCCGACATTGACGCCGTGCTGCAGCTCGAATCGGAGCCGGCCGCAAAGGTACTGCAGGCCCACTCCTACCGCGAAATGCTCATTCGCGCCCGCCTCAATGATTCGGTGCGCGCACACTTCCAGCCAACGGCCAACGGAACCGATCTCGACTGGATTGCCCAAGACTTTGGAGTGACCCGCCAAGACGGCGAAACTGATAGCCGCCTGCGCGACCGCATTGCAAAGCGCATTGCATCCCTGGCAGGACAAGGCACCCGCGAACACTATGAATACACCGCCCTGTCCGCATCGAACCAGGTGCGCCAGGCGCAAGCCACATCACCCGCAGCCGGCAAAGTGATGGTCATGCTGTGGGTGTGGGATCAAACCCAGGCCCAGGCTGTGCGAGAGCTGGTAAATACCGCCATCAATGCCGAAAACGCCCGCATGCTGGGTGTGGCAGTGGCAGTGGCCGTGGCTGTGCCAAAGCCAATCAACATCACCGCCGCCATCACCCGCCGCCGCACGGCGCCCGCCAACCTGCTGGCCATGCTGCAGCAGCGCTTGGTCGATGGCTTTGCCGCCATGGCCACCATGAGCGAAGGCGTAGCCCGCAGCTACATCACCGCGCTGCTGCAAGTCGATGGTGTGCACGCGGTGGAGTTTCCAGACCCTGATCGGCCCGCCGCCCACACCGCCATCAACGTGGGCCAATACCCCGCGCTGGGCACTGTGCAGCTGATCGACGCCGGGGTGGTGTAATGCCAGCGCGCCGCACCATCCTGCCACCCAACGCAACGCCAATGGAGCGCGCCTTTGATGCCGCCGTGCCGCAGTGGGATGCCCTAGCCGACCAGGCCGAACCTGCCGCGCTGCGCCAAAACGCCAGCATGCTGCCGTGGATGGCCGCCCACTGGCAAATCAGCCAGTTTGACCGCTACTTTGAAGACCCCCGCGTCCTGCTAGAAAACGGCCTGCCCTGGCTGCGCGAGCGCGGCAGCGCCGCCGCCGTGCGCCGCGCCATGGGCTGGCTGGGCTATCGCGGGGTCAAGATCGAAGAAGACGGCGCGCTGCTGCACATCGACCCGGGCCGCGAAATCACCGCCGCCGACCTGCGCTACTTGGCGCATGTGGTCAAGGCCAGTCTGCCGCTGCATGTGCGCTTTTACCGGGTGTTCCACCGCCTTGACCGGCGCGTGCTGCGCACCAACAGCCGCCCGGGCCTAAATCACGGCCTGCTGCAGGCCGACAGCGGCACGCCCATGGACGCGGGCGACGGCACCACCATCATCGTTAGCCAAGGGGCATTCAATGGCGGCACCGCGCCGCGCCTGACGGGTGCGCGCATCCCGGGCGGCCACTGCACCGCCAAGGGGGGCCGCATGCGCCGCACCGACTGGCCCCTGCTCAACCTTTACCGCTTGGGAAGCCCGGTGCGCAAGCCTCTGGCAGGCACTGCTGCAGCCACGCATGGCGGCGCAGCACCCGCCTATGTGCGCCTGGCGTGCTATGGCGACACCCTGCACGGCCAGGCACCTACCGGGGCCATTGCATCGCCCTTGGGCCAGCCGCTGGGCGCGGCAGCCAGCCAGGCGGGCCGCGACATGCCCCGCACCGTGCCAGACCGCACCTGGGAGACGGGCGGCTGGGACGGGGACACCTGGCAGACCACCGACATTGCCGGTGGAAACATCGTTATTCAGGAGTGACAGACATGATCGTTTTGCAAGACACGGGCCGCATCGCACTGGCCAAGGCCCTGGCGGCCATGCCCGCTTACTTTGCGTGGGGCCGGGGTGATGGCGCCTGGCAAGAGCCGCCGGCTGTGCCCCTTGCTGGGCACATGGTGGATGAAATCGGGCGCAGCCTGGCCACCATCGTGGAATACGTCGTGCCGGCCACCGAGGCCGATTACGACTACATGGCACCCGAGGGCGTGGGCGACAACATCCTCTACTACAAGAAAAGCGCCCAGCCATCGCAGTGGCTGTACCTGCAGGCGAACTTCGGCTTCTTCGATGCCGATGGCGAGACGGTGCGCGAGTGCGCGCTGTTCTTTGGCACTACGGTAACGCCCGACACCCCGCCAGGCCATCGCTACATCACCGCCGACCAGGTGGCCACGCCTGGCGACATGTACACGCTGGAATACCGCAAGCCATCGCCACGCGAGCGCAAGCAAGAAACCGAATTCCTCATCCTGCCGCTGTGAGGGGAGCAATTAGAAAATGACCGAAAAGAACTACACCGGGCTGCGGTTCCGCCTGGCCCGCCCTGTGCAAGCCCGCGAGCTGGACGAAATGCAGGAGAACGCGGCGAGCGCCTTGCGCGGCGTGGCCGATGTGCTGTTTGCCGAAGGCGATATTGCGGCCGGCGCCGCCTGTGCAGTCAGCAGCACTGGCATCTGCACCCTTGACGCGGGCCGCATCTACCTGGCCGGCCAGGTGCGCAATGTGCCAGCCGCCACCCTGGTGGTGCCTATGGAGGGCGAGGTGAGCGCAGGCGTTTACCTGCTGCAGGAGACGGTGACCGCTCTGCAAGACCCCGACCTCTATGACAACGAAAAGGACAGCCCCACGCGCGGCGAGGCGGGCGCAGATCGCACCCGCACCACCTGCACCTGGGGCCAGGCAGGCAGCGGCCTGGCGGGCGACTTCTACCCCGTGTGGCAGATCATTGACGGGGTGGTAACGCCCCGAGAGGCAGCGCCGCAGCTGGCAGCCACCACCAAGGCCATCGAGAACTACGACCGTGAAAGCACGGGCGGCGGGTACTACGTGATCGAGGGCATGGAAACCACCATGCTCGACGAAGACGCCGAAGGCCGCCAGGTATTCAGCCTGTCGGCGGGCGCGGCGCGTGTGGGCGGCGTGGTTGTGCGCAGTGGCGCGGCGCGCCGCCTGGTGTTTGCTGCCGTGCCCGATGTAATGCAGATCAGCAGCGAGCCGCACAGCAGCGCCACATTGGAAACCCAGCGGGTGCGCTTCAACCGTAGCCCGGTGCTCAAGCCCGCCACGGTGCGGGTGCAACGCCGCCGCACGGTAGAGCTGACCCATGGCCCGGTGGTAGGCGCCTCCGATTTGCTGCCAGAAAACAGCGTGGTCAAAATCAACAGTGTCACGCAAGGCGGCACCACCTACACCAAGGATGTGGACTACCGCCTGAACGCCGATCAAGTCGATTGGAGCCTGCCGGGCGCCGAGGTGGCGCCGGGCAGCAAATACGTGTGCGACTTTGAATACATGAGCACTGAGGCGGTGCAAGACCAGACGCCCTATGACTTTGCGGTGACTGGTGCCGTCAAGGACACCACCATGCTGGTGGACTACACCCCGGCGCTGCGCCGCATCGACGTCATCGTGATCGATGCCAAGGGTGCGTTGAACGTGGTCAAGGGCGTGCCTGCGCAGTGGAACCCGGTAACGCCATCGGTGCCCGCTGGCTTGCTCGCCCTGGCCAGCATCTGGCAAAGCTGGGACAGCACGCGCGGCGTGATCGTTGACCAGGTGCGCCAGGTGAGCATGGCCACCCTGCAGGGCTACCAGCGGCAGCACAACCAGCACAAGCTGGAGCTGGCCGAGCTGCGCTTGGCGGTGGATGTGTCGGGCCGGTATGCGGGCCTCAAGCGCGGCAGCTTTGCCGATCCGATGCTGGACAACAGCATGCGCGATCAAGGAATGGAGCAGACCGCGCTGATTGCAGGCGGCGCGCTGCAGCTGGCCGAGCCCATGGAGGCCATGCCCTTGGACGATGGGGCCACCACCCACACCATGGCGCACAGCCTGGTAACGCTGTGGGCGCAGCTGGCCACCAGTGAGGCCACCACCGTGGCTGCGCCGGCGCCCGTGGTGCCCAACCCACCACCGCCCACCCCCATGCCCGCCAAGGTGGTGCTGTCGCCGACCGTTGACCGCTGGATCAATGAAAAGGAGCTGGTCTACCCGGGCGGCTATGCCTACAACGTGCTTGGTCTGATCCCGGGCGATCAAGTGCTAAAGGTGCGAGACGAAGCCCGCAACAAGTTCCTGGAAAGCCTCGACCTGTCCAAGCTGAGCGGCGGCGCCATCTTTATGCGCAGCATCCCCGTGCAGTTCACTATCGACGGTTTTGCCCCTGGCGAGATGCTGGCAACGCTGGGTTTTGATGGCCTGGCCCTGCAGCCGCTGCCCGTTCCTGGCAGCAGCCTGGTGGCTGATGCGGCCGGCCAGATTCGCGGCACCTTTACCGTGCCGCCCAACCTGCCACCGGGCAAAAAGACTGTGGCATTTTCTGGCAATCAGGGCGGCTCATGTGTGGCCGCCTTTACCGGTGAAGTGCAGCTGCAGGTGCGCGTGAACGTCAACTACTCCACGCTCAACGGCAAGGGGTTTGGATCCGAGGTAATTACCCATGTCGTTTAACACAATTTTTCAGACGTTCAAGAGCCCGGCCACGCACCAAGACGGCGGCGTGAAGCTCTATTTCTCTGCAGCGGGCAGCAAAGCCATTGCCTACCTGACAACGGTCGACAGCACGACGGGCGGCCCTGGTGAGGTGCTGGCCGAATGCCATCTGGAAAAGGACGCCATTCCGACAAATGGCCAGGCCGTAAAGGCGGTATGGCCCGCGCCGGTGCTGCTGACTGAAGGCATGGAATATGCCATCTGCGTGCAGTGCAACGATGCCGCCACAGCGCTGCACACTGCGCAGGTGGGCAAGGCCAATGGCAGCAGCGCGGGCCAGCTGGTGACGGCATCGCCCGCGCTCGGGCAGCTCGCTCGCATCACCCCTGCCGGGGCCGTGGCGCCGATTGCTGGCAGCATGCTGCGCTTTGAGCTGCTGGCGTTGCAGTACGCGCAGCAGTCGCAAACTATCGTGCTGGGCACCGAGGAAGTGGAGGGCGCCACTATGCTGGCTATCAACGCTGGTGCAGCAACGCCGGAGGCATCCGCCCGCATCACCTATCTGCTGGAGTTGATCGAGCCGATCAAATCGGAAGTGGTGGACCGCTACAGCGTAGACGCCATGCAGCCCGTGGGCCTGAGCGCCGCCTTTACTGGCCAGGTGCGCGTAAGCGCCACCCTGCGCGTGGGCGATACCGGCCTGGGTGCCGTGCTGGAACCGGGCACCATGCTGGTGGTTGGCGCGCTGCAAAGCAGCGGCACCTGCGTTTACCCAGCCATCAGCACCAACGGTGGCACCGAGCTGCGCGTGATCTATGAGGCCGACATACCCAGTGGGGCAGCCTGCCCGGTGCATATGCAGATTGACGGCCAAGCCAACTGGGTGGAGGTGCCCATTGATCCGGTGGCCAGTGGCACCAACAGCGTGGGGGTGGTGGAAATTCACCACAGGCTCACGGGCATCGATGCGCCAGCGCTGCGCGTGCGGCTGACCCCCACCGGCACGCCCACCGCGCGGCCCTACATCCGCAACCTGCGCGCCGTGGTGCTGACATAAGGGGCAGAGCATGACGCAAGACACCAGCGTTTTTACCGAGAACTTCGGCTTTCCGCTGCCCAGCCCGGGCAACAAGCTGCGCGCCGATGTGCAGCGCCTGGCCGATCTGGGCGCCGGCGTGGATGCCGTGCTGCAGGAGCAGCAGCAGGCCCTGGCTAGCCAGCAGCAGGCGATCAATGAATTGGACGCCGACATGGTGGAAACGGTCAACGGCAAGACCGGGCCAGCCATCACCCTGCGGCGCGAGGATCTATCCCTAGGCCCCGCTAATGGCGCCACGCTGGTTTCGTTTATCTACAACGCCCAGGGCCAGGTCGAAAAGGTGACCGAAACCATCGACGGCAATGCAGCGGTGGCCAACTACACCTACAACCCTGAAGGCACGGTCAAAACGATTGCCACCACCTACAAGGGCCGCACCCGCACCGAAACCTTTGAGTACGAAGGCGGGCGCATCAAGGTCATCACTGCAAGCGAGGTTTGAAAATGAGCGGAAGTTTAGGAGCCGTCATCTACGGCGAGCTGCGGGCGCTGGCCGACCAGGTGGCCACATCCATTGCCAATATTGCTGCTGCGCGAGCGGAGGCTACGGCCAACCGTGACAGCATCAATAGCAACACCAACACGGCGCGCGACAACATCAACGCAGTGACAAATGCAGCCCGTGATAACGTAAAAAGCCATGTGTCGGCAGCGGTAGGCGCAATTCCGTCATCAGCTATCAAAGCTATCTACAACCTTTCGCCCACGGTGACCATCGTGGCTGGTAATGGCGGGACTGGCGGTGCGTTCTATGCCGATGTGCCAATCAACGCCGTGAATCTGGCTAAGGCGTTCATCGTGCCGCAACGGTCTGTGGTGAACTTCAACGGAATTGCTGTGCTCACTTATCGATTTATTAGCAGCACGGTGGTGCGCTTTGAATTAACTTCGGGATCGGGTTCTGCCTCTGCAGGTCAGGCTTGGTACATCTCATTCACTATCGTGGAGTTCAATTAATGCCAATCAAATACGCATTTACAGATGCAAGCGGTGTTTGCAACGGCGAATGTGAATATCCGTTTGCTCTTGAGCCACTGCCAGCCAATGCCGTTCCCATCGGGAGCGATGACAGCCGCTTGGGCCAGCGCTGGACGGGCAAAAAGTGGGTGAACGTGCCAAAGCCTGGGGATGTGCAACCCACCATCGTGCTGGAGAGCATCAGCGCCGATGCTGCCTACAACGCCCAAACCATCGTGGCTGACACGCTGAGCGAGGTTCGCACGGTGGTGGGCGCAACGCTCAGCATCGCCGCACGCATTGAGGTGGCGGGCCAGCTGTACCCGCTCAACGAATCATTTGATCTGCCAATTACCAGCGCCGATGGCCGCGTGCGTCCGGTGCGGGTGATGTTTGAAAATGGCCGCGCAGTGTTCACCGTGGCAATGACCGACGCCCGCATCTGGATCGTGACGGAAGAAATGATCAACAGCAGCCTGCCCCCTGAAAAGCAGATGCGCTTTGCCGGCCTGCGCGTGGTGGCCGCCGAAGTCTAGCCACCCACCACCCCACCCAAAGCCCGCCCGCTTGCAACAGCCGGCGGGCTTTGTTTTGTCTGCATCGCAGCCACAGTGTTACCCGCTGGCCTTTGCGCGCGTGAAACCCGAACATAGCCATATCACGCGCCCACCGCGCAAATCCACTCCGAAGGATTACCAATGGCTACCCAAAGTTTTCACCACGGCATCCGCGTTATTGAAGAAGGCGACGGCATCAACACGCTGCGCCTGGTTTCGTCTGCCGTCATCGGCATGGTGGTGACAGCCCCCGATGCCGACCCCGATTACTTCCCGCTCAACAAGCCCGTGCTGGTGACCAACATCAGCCGCGCCCAAGGCCTGGCCGGCACCACTGGCACGCTCAAACCAGCGCTCGATCGCATCGCGCTGCAATGCCGCCCGGTACTCATCATCGTGCGGGTAGAGGCTGGCGTGGGCGCTACCGACGAAGAGAAGGAAGCCGACCAGACCAGCAAGGTGGTGGGCACCAATCTGCTGGGCCAGCGCACCGGCATGCAGGCGCTTCTGGCAGCACAAGGCCAGACTGGCGTGCGCCCGCGCATCCTGGGCGCCCCTGGCCTCGACACCAAGCCCGTGGCCGAAGCCCTGGCCAGCGTCTGCAAAGACCTGCGTGCATTCAGCTACGTCTATGCCCACGGCGCCGAAGACGTCAGCGAAGTGCTGCAATACCGCGAAGGCTTCGGGCAGCGCGAAACCATGGTGATCTGGCCTAACTTTATGGATTGGGACACCGCCACCAGCAAGAACGTGCCCGCCGATGCCGTGGCCTACGCACTGGGCACGCGCGCCCGCATCGACCAAGAGATGGGCTGGCACAAGAGCCTGTCCAACGTGCCCATCAACGGCCCCACCGGACTGGCAAAAGATATTTCGTGGGACTTGCAGAGCGCATCCACCGATGCGGCCCTGCTCAACCAGGGCGACATTACGACCGTCATCAATCACAAGGGCTACCGCTTCTGGGGCAACCGCACCTGCACCAGCGATACCGACTTTGTGTTTGAAGTGGCGGTGCGCACCGGCCAAATCCTTGCCGACACGATTGCGGAAGGCTTCTTTGACTTTCTCGACAAACCCATGTCGCCCCGCTTGGTGCGCGACATTGTGGAAACCATCAATGCGCGCTTCCGCACGCTCAAGGCGGATGGCTACATCCTGGGCGGCCAGGCCTGGTTCAACGAAGAAATCAACAGCACTGAAAACCTCAAGAGCGGCAAGCTGGTGATCGACTACGACTACACCCCCGTGCCACCGCTCGAAGACCTGAGCTTCCGCCAGCACATCACCGACCGTTACCTGGTGGACTTCGCCACGCAAATGGCATCGGCCCGCTGATCGAACCACCCAAGCGAGGATAAAAAATGCTCCCACGCCAACTTCTCAACTTTGCCGTTTTTGCCGACGGCGGCGACTACAAGGGCGAAATTCCCGAAGTCACCCTGCCCACCCTGGCGCGCAAGCTCGAAGAACACCGGGCCGGCGGCATGGATGGCCCCATTGATTTTGACTTTGGCCAGGAAAAGATGGAGGCCGAGTTGAAGGGCGCCGGCTTTATCGCGGGCCTTACCAGCAAGTGGGGCGCCCGACAGCACGATGCGACGATGCTGCGCTTTGTGGGCGCGCTCTCGCGCGGCACCAGCGAACAAGTGGAGAGCTGCGAGGCCGTCATGCGCGGCCGCATCGCCAAGATCGACCCCGGCAGCAACAAGGCCGGCGACCCCACCGAACAAACCTACAGCTACAGCCTGAGCTACTTCCGCCTGACGGTGGGCGGCCTGGTGATGTTTGAAATTGATCTGGTCAACATGGTTTGCATCGTGGACGGTGTAGACGTTCTGGCCGATGTGCGCACCGCGCTGGGCTACTAAGCCCACCGCAGCGCAAGCGCCAATCTGGTAAGGGGCTGAGCGGGCCGAGCCGTCACACACTTCGGCAAGGCCCGCTTTTTTTTGATTTTGAAACGGGGTATGAAATGAGCGACGAAGCAGCAACCGACAACACCAACACCGCAGCCGCGCAAGAAGACCAGGCGGCGGCCGCCAATCAGCCGCTGGACGAAACCATCAACGGCCGGCCCTACCAGACGGTGCCGCTGGAAACTCCCATCAAGCGCGCCGGCGGCGACATTACGGAAATCAAGGTGATGAAGCCCCTGGGCGGCGACCTGCGCGGCATTTCTATTAAAAGCCTGGCCGACATGGATGCACTGTCCGTGCAGGTGCTGCTGCCACGCATCACCCAGCCGAGCATCATTCAGGCCGAGGCCAACGCCCTGGACTTGGTAGACCTGGCCAACTGCGCAGGGGTGGTGTGGGATTTTTTGCAACCTTCTTCGGTGCGCAAGGCGATACGTCAATAGAGGACTGGATGGCCGACATTGCGGCCGTCTTCCATTGGTCGCCCGATGTGATGGGCCGCTTTGACCTCGATGAGCTGCTGCAGTGGCGCAACCTGGCCATTGAGCGCAGCAACCAGAAACTAAGGTTCTACGCCCAGCTACTGGGCAAAAAACTGCAATGAGGTAAGCAAATGGGAATGGAGCGGCTGCGGCTAGACGTCATCCTGAGCACAAAGGAAAAGCTGACCGGCCCGCTTAAACGTGTCATGGCCGGCAGCAGCGCTACATCGCGCTCACTCAAGGGCCTGCGCGACAGCCTCAAGCAGCTGGAAAATCAGCAGGGCCTGGTAGACAAGTTCCGCAACGCGCACAAGGCCAGCAAAGCATTGCGCGCAGAGATTGCAGCGCAAAAACGCAAGGTCAGAGAAATGGCCGTCGAACATGCTGCGGCCGGCAACGTGACCGACGCCATGGCCCGCCGCATGGCCAGCGCCAAGGGAGAGCTGGCAGGCCTGCAGGCGCGCGTGTCTCCCCTGCGGCAATCCATCCAGACGCTGTCCGGCCGCATGGAGCAAGCCGGGCTCTCCACCCGAGGCTTGCGCACCCAGGAAGCCACGCTGCGCATCGAGATGGAGCGCACCACGGCTAGCATCGACAAACAAAAGCAGCGTCTGCAGCAACTGAGCGCGGCCAAGCACAACATGCAGCGCCTGGGTGTCAAGGGCGCGGCCATCACTGCCGGAGGCATGGGTGCCATGTACGCCAGCCGCCACGCGGCCCAAGCCATGGCACCGATGATGGGCCAGGGCAAAAGCCTGGAAATGGAAGGCGTGCGCATCAACGCCCTGGGCCTGGGCGCCGAAGAGTCGGGTAAGGCTATCGACTTTGCCAAGGGATTCAAAAGCTACGGCACCAGCCAGCTGGACAACATGCAGTTGATGCGCGATGCCATCACCGTTTTTAACGACCGACACCACGCCGAAGAAGCCCTGCCGTTCTTGGCCAAGATGAAGTTTGCGAATGAGGGCGCGTTTGGCGCCGAGCATGGCGCGGATAACGAGAAAAAGTTCATGGACATGATGAAGGTTATTGAGATGCGCAACGGCGCCAATAACCGGGAAGACTTTGAACGAAACGGAAACCTGATTCAGCAGGTGATTACCGCCACCGGCGGCCGCGTGGGCGCAGAAGACTGGCTCAACCTCATCAAGACCGGCGGCGTGGCCGCCAAGGGCATCGGCGACAAAGAATTCTTCTACCGGCTTGAGCCGCTGGTGCAGGAAATGGGGGGGCACCGCGTGGGCACCGGCATGATGAGCGCCTACCAAAACATATACCAGGGCAAGACAACCAAGCGTTCGGCCATGTTGCTGGACAACCTGGGTCTGATCGCCGACCGCTCCAAGGTCAAGCACGACAAGGTGGGCCAGGTGGCGCAACTGGGCGTGGGCGCGCTCAAGGGCAGCGACATATTCCAGCGCTCGCAGTTTGAGTGGTTGGAAACGGTGTTGATACCGGCCCTGAAGAAAAAGGGAATTACCAGCGAAAAGCAGATCTTGGATGCCATGGGCGGCATTTTCAGCAACCGCAACGCGGCCGGCCTGTTTGCCACCATGTACCAACAGCGCGGCATGCTCAACAAGAGCTACAAGCTCAACGAAAGCGCCGACAACGTAGAAACCCTGTACGACCGCGTAAAGCCCACGGCCGGAGGTAACGAGCTGGAATTGCTGGCTCGCCGAAACGACCTGTACGCCCGCATGTCCACCACCCTGCTGCCGGCCTACGTCAAGCTGCTGCAGGTGGTGACCAACGCCACCGAGGGCATTGCCCGCTTTGCCGGCGAACACCCGCAGCTCACCAAATGGGTGCTGTACGGTGTGGGCGCGCTCGGCCTGCTGACCGCCGGGCTTGCGGCGGTGGCCATCCCCATAGGCCTTGTCATTGCAAAGGGCGCGCTGCTGCGGTTTGTCCTGGCCCGCGTGGGCCTGAGCGTTGGCGGCATTGGCACGGCAGTGCGAGCGGTGGGCAGCGCGTTTACGTTCGGCGGCCAATGGCTGGGTGCATTTGCGGCGCGCATGGCGCTGTACGGCCCGGCGGCGCTGCGCTTTGGTGCCGTGTTCCTGCGCCTGCTTGGCCCCATTGGCTTGCTGATGACGGCCGGCACCATGCTTTACGACCGCTGGGACGATGTAGTGGGCGGCGCCAAACTGCTGTGGGCCGACCTGAGCGAAGCCGTAAGCAATGGCCTGCAGTCGGTACTGGGCCTGACCACCCGTTTTTACGAAGCCGGTGCCAACATTGTGCAAGGGCTGGTTAACGGCATTACCGGCCGTTTATCAGCCGTGCGCGACACCATCAGCACCATGGCTGATGACAGCATTGGCTGGTTCAAAGACAAGCTGGGCATCCACAGCCCAAGCCGCGTATTTATGCAGCTGGGCGGCTTTGTGAGCGAGGGCGCAGCGTTGGGCATTGAGGGCGGCACCGGCCGCGCCAAGGCCGCCGCGTTGGGCCTGGCCGCTGCCACCATGGTGCCGCTGCCAAGCCTGGCTGCATCCACCATGGTGCCACTGCCAAGCCTGGCCGCCGCTCCCGTGCCAAGCATGGGCGGTGCAGGCGCTGCCGGCGGGGCCGGTGCACCAAAAATCGAAATCAACGTGTACGCCCAGCCGGGCATGGATGCCGCAGCCATTGGCCGCGCCGTGGCCGCCGAGCTGGAAAAGCGCGAGCGCGACAAAGGCACGCGCCGCCGCAGCAGCTACACCGATATGGAGTAAACCGCAATGCTTGCAGCCCTGGGCCAGTTTGTGTTTGCCATGGACAATCTGGCGTTTGAAGAAATGCGCCGCAGCACCGAATGGCGCCACCCAGAAAACAGCCGCATCGGCGCGATGCCGGCCCGCCAGTTTGTGGGCAAGGGTGCGGAAACCATCACCCTGAGCGGCCTGCAGGCGCCCGAGCATTTTGGCGACCGTAAGGCCATCGACAAGCTGCGCGCCATGGGCGACACCGGCGCGGCCTATGCGCTGGTCAACGGTGCCGGAGAGATCTTTGGTGCCTGGGTGATTACCAGCGTTGAAGAAACCGGCAGCATCCTAACGCCAGAAGGTGTGGCCCGACGGGTGGAATTTACGATCAACCTGGCCCGCGTGGACGACCAGCAGGCTGACCCCACCGGCGGCGCAGAAGACGGTGACGGCGACAACCCGCAGGAATGGGGCAGCCTGGACGATTGGCTGATGGATTACTGACATGGAAGCCGATCTGCAAAACCCCCAGGGCGTTTACCAGCAGCCCAGCTACCGCCTGGTGGTGGACGGGCGCGACATTACTCCCACCGTGCAAGCGCGCCTGCAGCGCCTGAGCCTACGCGAAGCCCGCAGCGGCGAGGCCGACCAGCTCGACCTAACCCTGGACGACAGCGACGGCAAACTACGCATACCCGCGCGCGGCGCCAAGGTGCAGCTGCAGCTGGGCTACACACGCGGCGGCGCAATGGCCGACAAGGGGGAGTTTGTGGTCGACGAGGTGGAGCACAGCGGCGCCCCTGACGTCATCAACATCACGGCCCGTAGCGCCAACATGCGCGGCAAGCTGCGCAGCCGCACCAGCACCAGCTGGCACCGGCAAACCCTGGGCAAGGTGGTGGCCGACATTGCAAAGCGCAACGGCCTGGAGCTGACGATTGAACCTGCACTGGCCGCCAAACAGCTGCAGCACATTGACCAGACAAACGAGAGTGATGTGAATTTCTTGGCGCGCGTGGCCGAGCTGCACGATGCCGTTGCCACCGTCAAGAAGGGCAAACTGCTTTTCTTGCCCATCGGCACCGCCGCCAACGCAAAGGGCCAGGCCATGCCGCGTGTCACCATTACCCGCCAATCCGGCGACCGCCACCGCTACCACAGCGCAGACCGCAACAGCTACACCGGGGTGCGCGCCTACTGGCACGACAAAGGGAGCGCCAAGCGCCAGGCCGCCGTGGACGGTCAGGAAGAAAACCTCAAGACCCTCAAAGAAAGCTATGCCAGCGAAGCCGCAGCCCTGGCCGCCGCCCGCGCAGAAATGGGCCGCCTGGCGCGCGGAGAATCCACGTTTGAACTATCGCTGGCCATTGGCGACCCGTTCCTGATGGTGCAAGGCACCTTTGCCGTGCAAGGCTTCAAGGCCGAAATCGACGGCACTGAATGGCTGGCCAAAACCATCGAACACACCCTGGACGACCAGGGTCTGGTCACCCGCCTGGAGCTGGAGCGCAAAGGCACCGGCAATGCATCCACCGGCGGCGCCGTTGTGGAGCCAAGCGACTGGCAGGAATCCGACGAATCGGAGTTTGTGCCGGGGGATGATGAATAGCCGAAACCAGAAACTGATGGGCGATCTTTCTACAGATCCGCATGCCCCTAAGTCAAGTAGCGCCTGCACGCCCTGGGCTGCAGGCGCACAGACCACCAGCCAGGCGATGGCCACCCACCAGGGTAAGACCGAAGCCACCTAGCCAACCCAGCCACCCGCCATACCCCACACCCACCACAAGGCCCGCCCCGCGCGGGCCTTGCCGCGTCTAGCCCCTCCGCAAGCCCAGGCCAGCAGCAGGCCGCGCCCGCCCGCCGTACAGCAGCCACGCGCGAGGTCGCAAAACGACCGCTAACGCACAGAAGTACCACACCCACCGCGCCCCATTGCCACGCCAGCGCGCGACGCTCCTGCGCCCGCCTGCGCGGCCCAGGGGCTGCCGGGCACAGGTAGCCACTACGCCGAAATCACCCCATACCCCCCATCTGACCCCGCCGCGCGCAGTCGAGACCCCGCCGCGCCTGCGCGCTAAAAGGGTGCTTTTCGTCGGGGGCGTCGGCATGGATGCGCGCAAGGCCTGGTGCGGGCTTGCGCGGGTTTTGCCCGGTGTTTGTTTGTCCGGGTTTGACGAAAAAGGGGGGATTTCGTCAAAGCGACGAAAAGCTGTTAGTTTTCGGCAGGGACGAATGCTTCCTTGAACGTCCAAAGGCCCATGGATGCATTCTTGTTGGTGATGTTGGTGAACTCGACGGCACCACCTCGGACGGCAAGCAGCTTGAAACGCGTTGCAGGGTCATCGGGCAGCACAAGGCAGTTCATGCTGCTGAACATCGCGCGAAACTTCGTATCCTCACCGCGCACAGAATGCGTCACCGCTTGATTGAGCAGGTCTTCGCTCAAGCATGCATATTGCGGGTGCTTCGCAATATGAACGGTCATTTCTGGTGTGAGCCTGGGTGTGGGCGGCAGCTTGGTCTCTGGATCCACATCGCTGCAACCAGATAAAACAGCACCAGCGCACGCCAGCAAGGCGTAAGCGGCTATCAATTTAGGTTTCATGGGTCAATCCACAATAGAGTCGGGCAGCACGCCGGATTCCAGCAGTGCGGGCAAATCGGCCTCGGGCACGATGTAGCAGCCCTGCATGCGCGCCTTGCTCACCTTGGCCGCGCCGGCATTCGGGCCGGTGCACACAAACACTAGGTTTTGCGTGACGGACTTCACCACCGCCAGGCCGCCGGCATCGCATGACGCCTCAAGCGCTGACCTGCGCGCGGAGCCGAACCCGGTAAACAGGATTTGCGGCCGATCATCCCTGGGTGTGGGATTGGCGTTTTTACTCTTGGCCGGCCGTGGCGGTGGGCCAGCCTCGAATGGCGTATTCAGCAGCGCATCGCAGCCATTGAAATACTGCGTAATCCGGTCTTTGCGGAACGTGCGCCACACGCCATTGGCCAACGTATCGTTGCCCACCACGTAGTGGCCTTCCTCGGCCCAGCCAGTCAATGCGCGGCGTTTTATCTCGCCTTCGGCATTGGTGTAATCAAATTCAAGCAATGACAAATCGCACCCCTCAATCAGTCACCAATTACTTATCCTTGCGGGCCTAAAAACGCCGGCCGTTCCACCCGTACACCACGCGCCCCAGCACTTCAATGGGGTGGCTGCCATCCAGCACTGACACCGTGCGCACCTGTGGGTTATCGCTGCTGACCGTGAACGATCCGTCCAGACCACGCGTGATGCGCTTGATAAACAGCTGCCCATGGGCCTGCAGCACATAAACGCCATCCACATCGGCCGTCTTGCAGGCCGTGTCCACAATTGCAAAGTCGCCACTGTTGAGCGTGCCCATCATGCTGTCGCCATAGGCGTGCACCAGGCGCAGGGATGAATGCCGGGAGCGCGAGATAAACAGCGACAGCCACTGGCGCGATAGCGGAACCTCACCCATTACGACGTCTTCAGTCAGTAGCTCATTGCCAGGCCCCATGCTGCCGGTAGCGGTCAGCAGCGGCACATACACCGTGTCGGCATCGCTGCTGGGCGCTGGAGCCATGCCGGAAAGTGCACGCCTGTATGGCGCAGGCGATTTATCCGCAAGCGTGATGGCCGAAGCCATGCCCGCGTCCAAAGTGCGCTGCCCTGTAAGCACGTAGGCAATATCAACGCCAAATTTGGCGGCTTCCGCCAAAAATTCGCTGCTTGGGTAGTTCTTGCCGCCTTCCCAGTTCTGCAGCGTGCGCAATTTGGTATTAGCTTTATCCGCGAACTCGGGCTGAGAGAGGCCGAGCCTGTCTCGCTCCGACTTCAAGCGAAAAGCTGTGCCGCCATTTTTTTCGTCCATAAATTTGCATGCCGCCAAATTTGGCGGTATGATTCCCCTGCAGTCAAAAAGAGTCCCAAACAGTCCAGCAAGAGGATACAGCAATGAACACCGCAACCGCCCAAGCAGACCGCCTTGCAAGCAGCAATGCTGAAAAAGGCCGTCAGGCAAAAGTCTTCTTCCAGCCGGAGCAATACGCCGCAGTGGGCGAAATCGCTACGACAGAGCAGCGCTCCTTTGCCAATGCCGTGCGCAAGCTGGTGGGTGAAGCGCTGGCAGCACGCCAAAAGGCTGCTGAACAAGCCACCGCATCCTGAACCAAACACCATGCCTTCATATTGCGCGCGCCTGCGCGCAAGCACACGCAAAACAATTTGCGCCTGGCTGCGTGGCCAGAAACAAGTCATTTAGGAGGGTGTGACCGTGAGTCAAAAACCAGTAACCATGATCCGCAATAGCGGTAGCGGCCACGGGCCAGGCACCGTAGAGCGCGTGCTGCGCCAGGCGCTTGCGCAGCCTGGTAATGCGGTGGCCGATGCTGCTGGCTGGGATGCATCCAACACCAGCCGTTTCCTGTCGGGGCAGCAGGGTGTGCCCATTGGAAAGCTCGATGCAGTCTTGCAAGCGGCAGGCTATGTGATCGTCAGCCGCCGCTACTTCGACGCCACCGGTGTCATGGCAGAGGTCGGCATGTACTGCCGGTGCGCGCGGGAGGGCGGCGGCGAATGCGGCCCATCTTCACCAAGCAATTGCGCTGGCTGCCAATAAAAACAACAAAGCCAAGCAGACATGAACGCCCCAACACCTATCACCAATCTGCTGCCAAGCACTGAGCAAGGCCGCGTGCTGCGCCGCGAAGGCACGCGGGTTGCATGCCCGCATTGCGACACCCCCAGCGAGCTGCGCGATATGTGGCGCAAGGGGCCGCTGCAATGGCAGGCCAGCTACCGCTGCGACAACGATGAATGCGGTCACACCTTTCTGACAAACATTGAATTGGTGCGCCGTCTAAAGGCCAGCGCGCTGCAAAACCCCGCTTTGGATTTGCCTATGTCAACCCACATCCGCGAGCTTGCAGAAGCGCAGGGAGAGGTGCCAGCGATGAGCCATGATTTGTTCGTCGGCGTGGATCTGGACAAATTCAACATCATGCCCACCGGTGCGCTGGGCTTGCATTTCCCGCGCCGCCTGCGCAAACGCGCAAGCGCTGATGGCGAGCGAGTCGCCTGCCCAGACTGTGGAGCAGATGCTGTGATTCGCACAAGTTGGGTAATGGCCCCGCTTCTGCGCGAAACCACCTACCACTGCACCAATGGCTGCTGTGGTGGCGTGTTTGTGGCACACAAGGAAATCGTCTGTAGCCTGAGCCCAAGCGGCACGCCAAACCCCACTGTGCAACTGCCCTTGAGCGCTCACGTTCGCCGCGACGTTCTGGGCATCGTGCTGGACGCTGCGGGCTTCTACGACTACACGCCGCGCCGCACGGCCCCGGTGACCGCTGACCTGTTCGCAGGCGACAAGCCGGCAGGCGCGAGCAGCTAGCGCCAGAGCCGCTCAATAGCGGCCACCCCCACACACCCAAACCAATCAATTTTTGCAAGGCCTGCGGGCCTGGCAGGGGATTTTTTTGCCCAAAAACCGGAGGTAAGACGATGGAAACGAAACTCAATAGCGAACAACTGCTGGACAAGTACGGTCGGCACAACGTGCGCGAAGCCGGGTATTTGCGCAATGAGCTGGGGCAGGAGCTGGAAGTCTGGAGCTATGACAACGGCTATGGCGCAACCGATATTCAGGTTTGCATCAACGACCAGCGTTGCGGCGCCATTGCAAATGTCAAGCTTCAACTGTGCCCCGAAGATGCCGCCGCTTTGCGCGACATGCTCACCAACGCCCTGGCCCGCCTGGAAGCCGTGGCAGCTGCAAAGCAAGGCGGTGCGCAATGAGCCTGTACGCTATGCACTACCGCGCTGCCTCGGGCGTGCGCCACACCCTGCACATCCTGGCCAGCTGCATGCGCGCGGCCTATGACGCCGCATTCGACATTGCCGAGCAGCAGCCACGCATCGGCGGCTTTTCTGTTGAAGGGCTGGCCAGCGCATGAAGCAAGACAAGGCCGAAGCCAACGCAGTGGCAGCCGTGTTGCCCTATGGCTTGCGCAAGCTGCCTGTGCGTGATGTGCCGCAGTTGCAATGCCTGGCGCCTGACTTTGAAATTGCCACGCGCAAGCCTGTGCGTCCTGCGCCCATGGTGCCCCCGCTCAAGAATCCCGGGGTTACTGTGGAGGAAGCAAAGGCCATGCTCGATGGCCTGCGCGATGAGTTTGCCAAAAAGGCCAGCGGTGGACTGTACCGCGATGCCGCGGATGCCGAATGGCGCGGCCTGCCTATTGAAATGCGCGAATGCCTGCTGCGCGTAGCTGGCGTGCGGGCCAAGAGCAAGCCCGAGCTGCACAGCCTGGCCAGCCGCGCCTGGCAAGAAATGCCCGATACCGAGCGCGAAGCCGTCAAACGTGTGGTGCGCCTGTTTAAGCGCTATGTGCTGCCGCTGTCAGCGCTGGCCGCCAAGGTCTAAATCATGGTCGGCCGCATACCCCGTCAAGAACCCAAGCGAGATAGCGTGCATGAGTGGTTGAAAAACCGCCCGACTCACGCCCTCGCCGATCGCCACCTTGAACGCATCGTGGAATCTGCCCCAGTTGAGTGGCAGGACTCTCTGCGCAAGCGATATGCCTATGTGGAACTGACACCGAAGAACGACCCCAAGGGCCAGGCCGACAAATCGATCCGCTCGATCAAGCGTGGCACTGAGGCCTATGACAAATGGGAACTGCAGCAGGCGCCCGAGAGCTTCCGCGCCTGGGATCGTATGCAGGCGATGGCCGACTTTGAAGACAAGTTTGGCGCCGCGTTGCGGTTCAACCTGAGCGACGAAGAGATCCGCGATTGGGCCAATAAGCTGGTGTTCGATGTGGAGGAACTGGACGCATGGGCCTCTGTTGCTGGGGTTCCTCTGCATGCTCGCGTGGACATGGTGCGCAAGATCGTGCGTGTGATCGGCATCACCGAAGAACAGCCCATCAAAGGGGAACCAGCAATCAAGCGGGCCAAAGACCCAAAGTGGTGGCGCAAACGCCTGCGCAGTCACGTTGCCCGGGTGGTGGAGGCTGGTTTTATCAGCATGGGCCAGGTGCATTTGCGTGAAGGCAAATATGTCAGCAACGCAGGCATGACCCGCCGCCGCCAGCAGGTGGCGCGCAACGCTGCAACGCTGCAGCAAACGCTGTTCACCAACGAAGCGGGCCAGGTCTACAACCTGGGGGAACTGGCGGCGCTGGGCACCAGCAACCCGCTGGTGCGTGGTGGCGAGTTGATGACCCGCATCCGGGGTGCCGAAGAGTACGCAGATCAGCGGGCGCATGTGGGCTTGTTTGTCACGTTGACAGCTCCAAGCCGTTTCCATCCCATCACGGTGGGCGGTGGAACACCTGTGCGCAATAAGAACTACAAGGGCGCAACACCACGCGATGCGCAGTTGTGGCTGCGTGACAAATGGACAAAAACCCGGGCCAGCCTGAACCGCCAAAACGTGCGCCCCTACGGCCTTCGCGTGGCCGAGCCCCATCACGACGGCACCCCGCATTGGCACGCATTGTTCTGGGTGGAGACGGAAGCCCAGGCGGAGCTGCTGGAAGAAACCATTCGGCATTACTGGCTGAGTGATGGCGGTGACGAACCTGGCGCCAAGCAGAACCGCGTCAACATCAAACGCATGGTGTCGGGTGGTGCTGCGGGCTACGTGGCTAAGTACATATCGAAGTCTGTCGGCCACCATGCGCTGGCTGAGCATTACGACCTGGTTGACGGTGAGCTGATCGAAATGCGAATGACGGCCCCAGCCACTGAGAGCGACGCCGAACAACCCGCGATCAGTGACAGTGCCAAGCCTGCGAAGAAGGCCAAACCGGAAATCGTCAACGGCCATCTGCGCGTTGATGCCTGGGCCGCTACTTGGGGCATCCGCCAATTCCAAACTATCGGCATGCCATCGGTCACGGTGTGGCGTGAGCTGCGCCGGGTGACGCATGACCAGCTGGAGCTGTTTGATCGTGAGGGCGACAGCCAAACCGTGCAGGCCTTTCGCGCCTGTCATCGCAATGGCGAGATCAAAGCCAACTGGTGCGAATTTATGGAAGCCATGGGCGGCCATGCCCGCAAGCGCACCGAATGGCACCTGGCCCCCGTGCGCCGCCATGTGGAACAGGGCGCCGCCAACAAATACGGTGAAGAACTGAAATGCGGGCGCCTGATTGGTTTGACGCCCCAGCGTGGGCGCATGTGTGGCCGATACCTGGTGAGCCGTCGCATTGCGTGGAAGCCATTTGTTCAAACCGCCGAATCGGCTGCAGCTGCTGCAGTGGACGGCCCAAATTGTGAGCATGAAGAGGGCCAAGCGCAGGGCGTGGGTGCAGCCGCGTCCCGGCAGGCTCTGCCTGCCGCTTGGACTCGTTTCAATAACTGTACGGCCCGCCTGGATGCGACCCAAAACACCGAGTTGCTGACCACCAGATTGCAGGAATTGGGCAGCTTAGAGGCCGCAATCGAGGCGGTCGAGTTTGAGGAAGGCGCATGGCTATGACCAAAACCCCCGCCCAGATCAACGTCACCGCCCCCCAGCCGGGCCGCCGCATGCGCGAAGTAAGCCCGCTGCTGCAGCAGGCCCTGGATGCTGGCCGCCGTGTGTGCGACGACATGCAAGACAGCCCCGAAGCCCGCCAGGCCATGAAGCGCGAGATTTTGGAGATTGCCGACACCGATGAGCGTCTGCTTGTCGGCCTGGTCGCCGGCCTGACCCACCCGCGCCTAAAGCGCGCCGATTTTTCCACCACCACCCAGCAACCAAAGGAGCAGCAGCCATGAATGCAAAACGCACTGATCCCCGCACCCACACCTACCAGCGCAAGCCTGGCGCCTATGTGGGCAGCGGCCACGACGCCAGCCACCTGGCCGCAGTCTTTGCGGCCGAGCGCGAGCGCCTGGCCACCGAAGCCGCCAAGGCCAAGCGCCGCCGCAAGCCCAAAGCGGAGCCACTTCCAGAAGAGAACCCGAACCAGCTGCGGCTGGTGGGCTGAGTCCATGTTGGTCAAGCCCGCCTACTACAACGAAATCGACAAGTTTGCTGCGCAGACGCTGCGCAATCTCATTGCTGCGGGCCACATCGCCCCGGGTGATGTTGACGAAAGGAGTATTGAAGATGTTCACCCCGACGACCTCAAGCCATACACCCAGTGCCACTTCTTCGCAGGCGTTGGTGTTTGGTCCTACGCCCTGCGCGCCGCAGGCTGGCCAGATGACCGACCTGTTTGGACCGGTTCCTGTCCGTGCCAACCTTTCAGCCAGGCAGGCCAAGGCTCTGCGTTTGATGACGAGCGGCACTTGTGGCCAGCCTTCTACCACCTCATCCGCGAGTGCCGCCCTGCAGCAATCTATGGCGAGCAGGTTGCGAGCAAGGATGCAGACCCTTGGCTCGACCTTGTACACACTGACATGGAGGCCCTGGGTTATGCCTTCGGGGCGGTTGCGTTCCCGTCTGCGGGCGTCGGTGCGCCGCACATCCGCGACCGAACCTACTGGCTCGCAGTGCGTGGAGCTGGGCGGCGTGTGGGTGCCGGTGGTGCTGCTGGCGGGCTGGCGAACACCCAACACAGTGGACGCGAAATTGGGCAACCGCCTAGGGCCGGGGCAAGTGCAGCTTTGTCATCAGGTTCTGCTGTCCGGCTGGCCAACAGCCACCAGCACGGACGGGCTGCGTTTTCCCTCGATCGAGGCAACGACCAAGAACATCACCTTGAACCATGCAGCCAACCTGGCGGGCTGGCCCACGCCTCAGGCGCGCGACCACAAAGGCGCGAATCTGCCGGGCAACGATCTGGCGCACAACTCCAGACCGCTGAAAGAAGTGGCGCGACTTGCGGGCTGGACAACCCCGAGCGCATCGGACTCGACCAGATCGGGAACGGGGATCACCGAGGCAATGACGGGCAGCTCCCTGGCCCAGCAATGCAAGGAAGCGCAGGGCCCGGCCCGGTTAACGGCCTCTGGGGAGCTGCTGATTGGCTCCTGTGCAGGGATGGAAAGTGGCGGCCAGTTGAACCCGGCACATTCCCGCTGGCTCATGGGGCTGCCGCCCGAGTGGGACGCCTGCGCGCCTACGGAAATGCCATCAACGCGAAAGCCGCGCAAGCCTTCATCGAAGCCACGCAAGACCTGATCTGAACACCACTGAAAGAACAACCATGAACCAAGCAACCAACATCCAGCCCATGCGCAGCTATCGCGCCTTCGTCTACCCCATCACGGCCAGCACCTGGGACTTGGAGGGGGAGGAAGGCAGCAAGCTGCTGCAGTTCGTGCAGCTCAAGGCGGCAAACAGCGAAGACGCCGAGGCAAAGGCCATGTGGGTGACCGGCATGAACGTCTATACCGTTGAGCGCAAGGACTAAGTTCCATGACGCATAAAACACCAATCCACAGCCGTGCCATGAGGCGCGGCCTCTACCGCAAGGCGGCGCCGATGATGGCGCTGATGGTGCGCAAGAGCATGGAGGCCGAATACACCAGCGTGGGGCTGCACTGCGTGCAGGCCGATCACCAGTCAAGCCAGACCGAGCTGCTTGCCCGCCTGGCCTACCTGCTTGGGATGGGCGCAGAGATTGCGCGAGCCATTCCGGTGGCCGGCGACAACCGGCCAGGCCTGCACCAGGCGCTGGCCACCGTGGTGGACATGGCGGTGGACGGGCACCGCTGGGATTCCAGCTGGGGCGCCCAGCTGTCGCTGGCCGCGGATATCAGCATTGACCTGTTCTGCAGCTACCGCAACCTGGCAAGGCGATTTGAGCCTGGCGCGCGCCTGCTGTCGCGGCATGTTATGGCGGGGTCGGTGAGCACCGATGTAATCAGGCCAGTGGAATTCCCGAACGGGAACGAATTGGCCTAGGGCATGGCCTGGCCGCTTAATGTCCCGTTCGGGTAGATCAGCGGTGCCAACAAATAGACAACCTACAAAAGCGAAAGATTGCGAGGTCAAAAGTGTCTGAAAAAGATTCTGAATTCCTCTCGGACGATGAAATAACCCGAGTGACGGGCTACAAGCAGGCGGCAACCCAGCGCGAATGGCTCGATAACAACGGCTGGGTATACACCGTGTCAGGTGCTGGCCGTCCGATTGTTGGGAGATGGTTTGCGCGGCTGCGCATGGCCGGCATGAAGGCCGTCAACATTACATTGCAGCCGGTGGAGATGGGAATGCAGCCTGTCATGGCCAACGTGCAATCGGCTGTAAAACCCAACTTTTCCGCGCTGGATTAAGCTATGCAGATGCGCCCAAAGACTGTCAACCGAGATTTGCCGCCGCGAATGCTGCGCCGTACCCGCACGCTCAAGAGCGGCAAAGTGTGGGAATCGTTCTATTACAACGGTAAGGACGCCAGCGGGCGCAGGGTGGAAATTGCGCTCGGTCCCGACCTTAACGAGGCCAAGCGCAAATGGGCAGAACTGGAGTGCAGAAGCGCGCCAGTTGAAACCGGTTTGATGCGTTTCGTGTTTGATCGCTACCTGCGCGAGATACTGCCAACCAAGGCGCCTAAGACCCAGGCGGACTACCGTGGCAGCATCGACATGCTGCGGAAGGTCTTTGATGATGTGCCTGTCGATGCCATCACCCCGCAGCACATCGCTATTTATCGGGACAAGCGCAGCCAAAAGGCAGCAGTGCGTGCTAACCGCGAGATTTCAGTGTTTTCTACGCTGTGGAACATGGCGCGCGAATGGGGCTACACCGAAAAAGAGAACCCTGCCAAGGGTGTCCGCAAAAACAAAGAAACGCCCCGCGACTACTACGCAGCATCTGATGTTTGGAGCGCGGTCTACGCCCAGGCACCGGAAGAGTTGCAGGACGCGATGGATATCAACTACTTGACCGGCCAGCGCCCTGCCGATGTGCTGAAAATGCGCGTGTCTGATATCCGGGATGGAGCTCTTGAAGTCACCCAGAACAAAACCTCCAAAAAGCTGCGCATCTTGCTGGAGGTGGCAGGCGTGCCAACCGAGTTGGGCAATGTGATTCAGCGCATCAAGGGGCGGCCACGTAAAGTGGCGAGCCTATCGCTAATTGCCACACCTGCAGGTGCAGCGCTAAACCGATGGACTCTCCGAACCCGATTTGATGAAGCGCGTTCCACTGCTGCTGGTTTGGCTGAAGCAGTTGGAGACTTGGAACTGGCTGAGCGCATACGCGCATTCCAATTCCGGGACATCAGGCCTAAAGCAGCATCAGAAACTGATTTGGATCACGCAAGTAGATTGCTTGGTCATAGTAAACAAGAAATAACCCGTAAGGTTTACCGAAGAGTAGGCGAGACAGTTAAGCCCACTAAATGAAAGAGCCCCATCACTGGAGGCTAATTTTTTCATTGTGTGGGCACTTTCATTGCCGGTTTACCGGCACCTTGAAGCTTTACGTCGAGAGCAGCTCGGCGTGCTGCGGATTTAGCTGGCTGAACGTAGTAGTGGTCAAAGAGACTTTCAAGTACTTCGAGATTCCACTCCGCTTCGTGCGGTTCAACGGCTAGGATGCTGCCGGTCTGCTGGTCTTTCAGAGGATGAGCCGCAAAATTACCGATGTTTCGTATCGCATCAAGATTGTCAGCTAGTCCCGCAGGAAGTAAACCCGAACTAATTGCGGCATCTATGGCCGGTGCCAGATCGCGTTGGTCGTAGCCTTGATCGCGAAGAACCGCTTGGAGACAGCGCCTTGAAAGTGCAGCAGATGCCTTCGGGCTGATGTGCATTACAGCAGCAGCTTCATTGTAATCTTCTGCCATGGGAGGTGGCACTTCTTTTGGAGCAGGAGGTCGAGTAGCAGCCCTGGGATAAATCGTCCACCGGTCTTGAAGTAGAAGCTCTTTAATGAGTTTTTCAAGTTGGATAATCGCCTTGCTGCATGCTGGGCATTGCATAACGTAACCAAAAAAACTGGATTTTAGCCCTTCCTCATATCCAACCCAATCGTATCTTGGGTTGAGATCAATACGCGCAAAATCCGGATGAACTTCAACTAAGCAATGCGGACACTTCAT